TTAAACAAGGTTGGGAAACCAATTGGAATCCTAGACATCTTGAAGTTAGCTTCGGTAATGGTTGTAATTTCCGTTGCGGCTATTGCTGCCCACAAGCATCAAGTTCTTGGATGGAAGAAATTAAACGCCATGGCAACTACGATTTAACCTACAATCAATACGGCATAGAATTTCTAGAGCATAGCGACTTCTTCAACAAGGACGATCCAAATCCTTATGTTGATGCATTTTGGGAATGGTGGCCTAGTCTAAAGAAAGATCTACGGGTATTTAGAATTACAGGTGGTGAACCTTTAATGAATCCTAACACCTTTAAATTGTTAAAGATGCTTGAGGACGATCCCGAACCAAACTTAGAAATTCATGTTAATAGCAATCTAGGTATTACGCATAGACTGGTGCAAAAACTAGTAGAACAGGTAAAGGTGTTGCTAGAGAAAAAAGCCATTAAAGGTTTTAAACTATACACAAGTATAGATACATGGGGTCCACAAGCAGAATATATCAGAACAAACTTAGATGTTGTTCTGTGGGAAAAGAATCTACGCTACTATCTAGAGAATCTTCCACAACAAGATATTAGTTTTATGATTACATTCAATGTACTTACAGTTGCAAACTTTAGAACATTGTTGGAGAAAATCTTAGAATTAAGAAAAGACTTTCCAGGAACACAGTGGCACCAGCGTGTGCAATTTGATACCCCTTATCTAAAAGAACCGCCGCACTGGATGATCAATATACTTCCAGAAAGTTTTAATAAGTACATGGATGACAATCTAGAATTCATCAAAAATAATTTTATAAAAGCTGGTAATCAAATAGGATTCAATGAAATTGAATACGAAGTTTTTAAACGTGTAGTTGATTACATGAGGCAGAATCCAGTTGACCCGGAAAAGATTAAAAAAGGGCGAAGAGACTTTTATGTTTTCTTTAATGAAACTGACAAAAGAAATAGCACAGATTTTTATAAACTATTTCCAGAGTATCACGAATTTATGGAATTATGCAAACAGGAACATTTAAATTATGGAAAATGAACTTTATTGTGTTAATGCTTCGCATAACCTAAGCGTTAACTCTACAGGTACAGTAAAACACTGTTGCATGATCAATGGTAGCAGTGCCGATAGACTCTTAAATAAGTCTCTAGAAGAACTGTGGGTAGATCCATGGATGGAAGAAGTACGTGACTATTTTCGCCAAGGAAAAAGACATCCTAATTGTTCTAAATGTTGGAACGAAGAAGATGCAGGAAGAGACAGTAAGCGTATAAGAGATAACAAGAAGTTTGATTTTAAAGAAGGTGATGGTATTAAGACCCTTGAACTTAATATGGGCAATACTTGCAATATTAAATGCCGCACATGCCATCCGTATAGCAGTAGCCAGTGGGTTAAAGAGTTTTACGAAACTAAGGTCGATAAGAAAAAAATCAGTTATAAAACTTTTTTGATAGATTCAAAAATATATAACGACAGCTGGGAACGAGAAAGTCCGCTATGGGCAAACTTAGAAAGAATTGGAGAAGGCATAATTGTTGTAGATTTTTACGGGGGCGAACCTTGGTTAATCAAACAACAATGGGAGTTTATAAGAACCTGTGTTAAAAAAGGGTGGGCAAAGAATATGAGCCTACATTATAATACTAACGGTACGCAGTGGCCAGAAGAGTTATTACCGTTATTTGAAAATTTTAAATTTGTTGGCATAGGATTTAGTATTGACGGTATTGGTGATCGATTTGAGTTTATGCGGCATCCTGCAAAATGGGACGAAGTCTACTCTAACATGCTTAAAGCAAAAGAATGGGCCAAGGATAGACCAAATTTGTACTTTGATGTTTGTCATACTATAAGTGCGTTAAATGTATATTATATTCCAGAAGTTATCGAATTCTTTCAGAAAGACTGGAATATCTATTTAAACTTGGTTCACTATCCCGATTATTATTGTAGCCAAATATTTCCAGATTCTATCAAAGAAGAAATTTGTAAAAAATTAGAAACAGTTGATCGATCTTACGAAGCAGCATGGAGACAATTACCGGGAATTATACAATTTGTAAAAGATGGAAAATTTGAGCAGTGGCGTTGGGATAACTTTAAAAAAGAAATTGCAACTCACGACGAATATCGAAAAGAAAACTATTATGAAACTTTTAAAGAATTCGGCGAGTTAATTAGGAATTATAAATGAACAATTTTTGGAACAAAGAATTATTAGCACAGATACATGTTGAATTATCTAGCTATTGCAATGCTGCATGCCCAATGTGTCCTAGGTACTATCAAGGCAGTGAGATTGTTAGACCTGATCTAGAACTTGCACAAATAAGTTTTGTTCAATTCAAAGAATGGTTCAAACCTGAACTTGTTGCAAAATTAAATAATTTTATGTTTTGCGGAACAGTAGGTGATCCTATGATGGCCAAGGATGTATTTAAGATTGTAGATTATATCTACGAGAATAATGAAAAAATCTACATGACTATTAATACCAACGGTGGGATACGCAAAGAATCAGATTGGGCACAGTTAGGGGCTATTTCTAAAAAATTCGGAAAAAGATTGCGAGTTATTTTTTCTATCGACGGTTTAGAAGATACTAATCATTTGTATAGAAGAAACGTCGAATGGGAAACTGTTATGCGTAATGCAAAGGCCTATATAGATTCTGGTGGCAAGGCAGAATGGGATTTTTTAATTTTTAAACATAACGAACATCAAATTGAAGAGGCTGGAAGATTATCCAAAAAAATGGGGTTTGTTAATTTTGTTCCCAAGAAGGCATTAGGGTTTGAATACTATAATGGCGACTTGGTACGTGTTGCAGCATTAGGAAAAGAAGGTGATTTCCAATATTGGTTAGAACCTCCCGAGGAATTAGACAATCGAAACTATACAAAGAATAGAGTGCTTACTGATTTATTACCAGAAGTTAATACATCAATTATTACCATTTATAAAAAAGAAGTTCTTGAACCGCATAATAAGGCTGTTAGTGATTATAACGGTGAAACATTTTTAGATCAACCAATTGACTTTACTGTCTCCGACAATAAAACTATAAGTTGTAAATCAGAAACGTGGGGTGGTCTAAGAGAAATATATGTCAGCAGTACAGGTCAAATATATCCATGCTGTTATATGGGAACTATCTCTGGAACTACTCATAATATCATTGAAAATTTACAGCTTAAGAAAAAAATAGAAGACTACGGCAAAGACTATTTTAACCTAAACAAATATTCATTGGAAGAGATTATTGAAAATAATCATCTTAATTTGTTATATGCAGATTCTTGGGATAAAACGGGCAATGCTAAAATAATGTACTGTTCTAAAACCTGTGGCGAAGATAGTCCAATTGACCGTATATGGACTCATAAAGATTATCCTAGGCCAACTAAAGAAAATTATAAAGATTATAAAGAAAAAGATGATGAATTTTGAAATTGCTCTAGCAACCAATCAAAGTCATTAATTTTTGCCAACTTTTCTGTATTAGAAATATTATCTATACCAAATTGTTTTCCAGCAATCGCACCTGCAATTGCGAATTCACCAAATTGTTTGTCTTTACCAAAATTACACCAAGCAGATAATCGATCTTCAGTTTCTTCTTGATATTTAGGGTCAATTGGCCTGCTTGCTAGTTTTACACATTCTCTAAATGCAGACTTCCAGGTACTAAACGGATCTGTATTAAATGCTGTAATATTACTGACAATCTGCATCACTTTAAATTTACTGCTAATCGACATCGTCATGTCTAGGCTAGACTTATTGAGATCCATATTCATCGTAAGATACTTGGGTAATAATTTAACGCCGCCGTATCCATAGGTAAGATTATTAATTGGATTTTTACTTAGCCAAACATGGACAATTTCTGTGTCGTGCTTAGGCAATAATAGGTCAAATTTAAAATCATCTTCTACTATTGCATCACCGTCAACTGCCCAAAACATAGGAGTGGTTGATAGCTTTGCAGCAGCAATGTGTGCCTGATGAATTCCTTTAACTCCGTGAACACGTTTAGCTCTAGGAAATTGTTCTTGAAGTTTTGCAAAGTTTTCATCTGCATTAGGTTCATTATAACTAATAAAAACTATGTCATATAATTTTAATTCGCTGGCTACAACATCATATTCTTTCTTTTCAATAAGATATCTATATTCTAATTCTCTTGCAGATATAGGTGCTTGTTTAGATAACAGCATAATGCCATTATATTTTATTTCCTCAACATCTTTATTTTTAAAAACATGGTTTATGCTTCGTTCATAATTGTTTTGGTACGGAAATTGCAAACTAAAATCAAAATCATCTAGCGGCTTAACTTCGGATGGGATCATCCAAAACATATCAGTAGTCGAAACTTCAAAGGATGTTTTATAATCTTCAAATGTTTCTACAACAAATCTATCGTACGGTCTAGCACTACTTACTAGTCTATCCTGCTCTTTTTTATCAAGAAAAAATCTATGTTCAATTTCTTTCTTAGAAACAACTTTATTAGGAGAACATAATGCTAATCCGCTTATGTACGATTCTTCGCCATTTACTTTATTTTTAAACATGTGATTTACAGATCTATCATGGTCATATCGTCCGTCAAACGGATCAAAGTAAAAATTAAAAATATTATTGTCGGTAATATCTATATCAGGCCATACACACCAAAATAAAGGCTGAGATTCAGTTTGACAGATATTAAGATAGTCGTCATAGGTAGAAATTATATATCTAGGATATCTACTTTGACTTGCTACTATGTCATACTCTTTTTTATTAATTAAAAACTTATGTTCAATTTCTTTCTTAGAGACTGGTTTATTCTTAGAAAATAATACCACTCCGTTTACAAATGATGTTTGATCATTACAGGCGTTTTTAAAAACATGATTTTCTTCCTTATCATACATATCATGATGACTGAAGTGGGTATCAAAAACTTTTTGGTTAATGACTTCAACACCATTCCATATACCCCAGAACATGTCAGTGACTGTTGTTTTTAATGCTTCTGAGTAGTCGTCATAATTAGAAATAATAAATTTTTCGTATTGTTTAGGAACACTTGCTATTATTGATATTTCTTTTTTATTAACATAAAATCTATTTTCAAATTCTTTTTGTGTAGGTTCTGAATTTTTAGAAAATAAACAAACTCCGTCGTAGGATGTGCTGTTCAGCCATACATGAATATAATCCTGATCCCATTCAGGAATTCGATAACTAAAATCAAAATTTTCAGCAATTACTAGATCATCCCAGACTATCCAGAATAATTTTGTAAATGCTTTTTTTCGAATATCATTAAACGTTTTTACACTATCAATTTTTTGAGCAGACGGGAATCTAGAACGAAATTGTTTCCAATCTTGCTCATTAATAATATTTTTGCTTACATAAAAAATATCATAGACCATCGGTTGCCCTCATATATGTGTTTGTTAGCTTAATTGTTTCTTCGTACAAATCTAATGTGTACTTGCTATGTGTAGAATCAAGATATGGGTAATCAAAACCCAATCCTATTTTAATTTTTTCACCAAGAGATATGATTTCTTCAACTAACCCTTCTCCCTTTACATCCTCGTAAGGTTTGCCATATTGATTCCAAATTCCTGTTAGAATTTCAAAATCTCTAACTTCTATATAATTCCAATCTGTACAATTTGCCAACCATGTACCAAGTCTTGCTCCGTAGACTGCATAGATTCCGTTTTCTTCGTGAGCACCTACAGTTGACCACATACGCAATCTATGCAAATTGTGCCACCATATACGTTCTTGGATTTCATTTGCAGGAACTCGAACTCCGTCTAACAATGTCATTTTAACACCTTCACGGAATCCTGCTCTCCATGCTTGGAATGGCGATCCTGTAATTATAGTTTCACTATAACATTCTTTAAATTGGCGATACCCATCTTCCCAGCAAAAATCTACTTGGGCACGATCACTATCGCTAGCTTCGTGCGTTTTCATATTGAGAATAAAATCTCGTTTCCAAATTTTTAATCCGCCATTGCCATAAAGCAGACCATTTAATTTGTTTTTACCGAGCCAACTATAAACTTGTATTTTAGGATTGCTTGTATCAATTTCTAAATTAAAAAATTTAGGATCAACAATATTGTCGGCATCTACTGTAATTATCCATTCGGTTTCTGATATTTCGGCGGAACGTTTATGTGCGGCATCACTTCCCTTGACTCCGTGAACACGTTTAGCCCAAGGAAGTTTGTTGCATAGGTCAGCATAATGCTTATCTGCATTTGGCTCATCATAACTTAAAAATACAATGTCTAATTCTACTGTCTTCATAATGTTTCAAATATGTATTTGTCAAAAATTCTTCTAGTGTATACACTAAATTTCTTAGGCAAGTCTAAATTAAACGACTTAGTGTTTGCTGTAATGTCACCAGCTCTAACGCTGATCATTTCAATAAGTGCATTAGGATCATTGTAATTTGTTATTAAAAAAATCATTTCTGTTGCACCGTCCCATATAACATTGGTTGTATATCGTTCGCTCATTGAAAATGTTATAACAGAATCAGTCTCATTATAAGAAACAATAACATCAGGATCTTCTATGTTCGACCATTTTTTATCAATTATTCGATGCAACACATCGTCGATCTTTATTAAATTATGGGTTGAAAATTTGTTTATTTTGAGAAGTTTTCTTGTTGGGACATCAACTTTATATGAAAATAAATTTTCAGCTCCCCCAATAATTGCGTTAGCAACTTCCTCATCAATTTGTATTTTATTTTGAATACCGGTTGCAGCATGCGAAGGATATACTCCGGTTAACGAGCCGTCTTCTTTAAATGTTGCATAATAGTCAATGGTTTGATTGACCGGTTGCTTGATCCATTCGTCAAAATCCATTAGTTCTTGTCCCATGCTATCTCCTCTAACATGCTGACAATTTCATCATTTATTAAATCTTTTTCAACGTAGTGTATAACACTGTATTGTTGATAATTTCCAATCTTTAAACTGCCTGATGTGCTAAAATAAAATCCTGCATGTTCTGTGACTTTATCTGCTATCCATGGCCAATTTTGTATCATTGGTTTCATATGAACTAGATTAGGAAAATCTAAATTATAACTAATATCATCACCAATGTCTAATATTTTTGCTGATAACGCAAACGCTTCATCGGTTCCTAAAACTTTTGGTTTTTGTTTGCTTAAAAATAGATTGCTAAACTCTATTGGGTTTTTTATAATATATCGACCTAATTCAAAAAACTCTAATGCAGTTTTAGATTCTTTTTTAAAGAATGTAAACATAGAGTATAGATTAGGAAGGTTATTTTTTGTAAATGTTTTACGATAATGATCATTGGTAATTACTTCACCTCTGTAGGTAAATGCCTTAGAAGGAATATATAATTCTGAATTTTCTACAAAATAATCAATCCAATGACTGTGATCTCTCAGAAATAGCATATCTGCGTCAAGACATACAGTGTTGTCAAAAGGACTTAATTGATCCATCCAACTGCGGCCGTCCCAAAAAGTTTCTTTGTCCCATGCTATCACATGATCAAATACCCACGGGCTTTTTAACTTGTTAACTAATTTTGGATTGTCAATTACTAATGCAACTTTGTCATATCCGGGACGTTGAGTATTTTTGATACTCAATGCTAGAGCATAGGCTAGTTTAAGATAGTCAACTTCTGAATTTGACGAAACTACAATTAAATAACCAAAGTTCATACCAGCTCCAACAATTTTTCTTTATTACGCATTATGCTCTGCTTATTCATAATATGCACGTCTACGCCGGTAGTTGTTGCTGCCCAAAAATCGCCGCAGTTAAGTGGCTTGTCAATTAAAAATGTTAACCGGTTGCCATTTACTTCATGCAACATATCTTTGTCAAATACTGTTAAAATAGGAGGAAGTGTGTAAACAAATTCAGTTTCAAATCCGTTCATAATATGTTTGGCAACACTAAATGCAATATCATTTCTATATTGTCGAGGATCAAATCTGAATAGATCAGCATAATATCTATAGTTGTCTTTAATGAAATCTACTAATTTAAAAAAGAATCTGCTTTCTTCATTTTTAGTAAACATCACAGTGGTGGCCCAAAACATATGCACACCAGTTTCGCTGACCCGTCTATCTAAAATTCCGCTACGTTCTCCGGTAATGTCATTCATTGAATGCCCTAACATTACACTACTATCTGTATTCCAGTACTCATTTAATCGATCGGAAAAAATTAAATAGTCACTGTCAATTAACAATGTTTGATTGTAGGGGCTTAAATCCCAAACTGAAAATCTATTTGAGTTTACAAAAGGAATAGTTTGACTGTAAAACCCATCGTGCAGTTTTCTAGTATTTTTTGTTCTTGGTTTTTCAATTTCTATAATCTTATCAAAAGTGGATTCTGCTTTTGAATACATTCCAGACTCTTTTAGCCAAGCTATTGTCCACTTGTCTGTGACAAGACTTACTGGCAAGTCTAGATGTTTTTTTGCTAGGCCGCCAGCAATTATACTCATAGTACCGTAATCTACTTCTGGTCCGTTATGAGCAAAAATTAATATGCCTTTGGTCATATGTTCAATAATTTTTCTACAGTTCTACTAGATTTAATTTTTTCGTATTCTTCGTGATATTCGTAAGTAGCCGTAAAATATCGATCTAGAATTTCATCTAGAAATTGTTGCAAGTTTGGAATTAATATTGGATTTTCGTTTTGATCGATTAGCGGAACATTTTCTATTCTGCCTTTATCGATAAGCATTTGAACAAATGCCAACAATGTTCTATCAATTTTAAATATTCCGCCAGAATGTCCGTAGGTTAACTTACCTTCGATTTTTTCTTTAAGAGTTTTTCGTTGAATTGCTAGTGTTTGTCTATAATTAGAAAAATCTAGAGCAGCTTTTAGACGTTCGTCCATGGTATCCCCTATTAAACATGCACATTATTTATATGATGTTTTATGGGGGATTAATATTTATGAGCCGGAGATTGCACCTACTGATGTGACACTTGGTCCAGCAGTTGTAAATGTACCACTAGGTTGCAAAAATCCAGATGGACGAACTTGGTCAACGGTAAGAGTAAGTGTACCGTCTACTAGGTCTCCGGGTGGAGGATTTGGTGAGCCACTTGCACCCGAGTCAGTATAAGCATCTAACCAAGTCACTCTAAAATTAACAACGTTTGCTGTACCTGACGAGTTATCAGCAACATTGCAAGATGCTTCTAGACGCCACTTATTGCTTGTATATGCACTAGTACCTGCTGTTTCTGAAAAAGTTTGATAAGCAGTAGTTAAAGAGAAAAAGTTTACGCCTGTAGGTCTTCCCGCAAATGCGATAGTACCTGCACCACTTAATAAACTGCTCCAATAAGTATTTTGGGCTTCTCCGTTGCCACCTGTTCTAGAACTGGCGAATCTAATTTTGCCTCCAGCATTGAAGAAAAATCTAGCTTCTTCTGCTGTGGCAAATGTAATTGATGTTGTAGAACTAACTGATTGATACCACGATGAAGTAAATGTTTTGCTGTCAATTGCTTCTGTTACAAATTGACCAGTTCCTAGATCAAATCTATTTGTGACTGCTTGATCGGCGACTGTGTCGTATTGTGTATTTGGATTGCTTGCTCCGTATCTAATAACATCACCTACTGCTACCTGTACTAGTGATGCTGCCGATCCTGTTTGATGAAGGACCGCATTATAAATGTCATAGCGTAATGCATCCCATTGGGCCTTTGTTACAGAATTTCCTGCAGCTACCAAAGAACTAAAAGTTGTTTGGCCGTATCCAGAATTTCCAGCGCCTATTGCCATAACATTAGCAATTTTAGTTCTAATTGTGTTGTAGTCTGTTGCGGAAATGAAATCACCGATTGCCATATTTTTATCCTTATAACACCAAAGCTTCTATAACACCTGCACCGGACTGATGATCTTCAAGAGCTATTGCAAAATAATCTGTATCGTATTTGTTAGCAGATGATGCTACTCCAAACATATTTTGAGCTGGGACTAGTTTATCCCCTTTCTTCACTGTTCCTTGTACTTTTACAGGAACACGACCTTTTAGTGCAATATATGTTCCACCTTCTAAATCTTTGTTCATCATAAGACCAGGATTAGTAGATACTACTCCAATTGCCCTATCACCATAGCTGGCCGCAGTGACTTCTTTTTCACCGCCAATTGCTACTACCGTTCCAGCTTCATATTCAGCATCAGCAAGATACTTCTCTGCTAGGTCAGCATATTGGGCCGCTGTTGCTGTGCCATCAAATGTATTTGCTAATAAATTACCCGAACCGTCTCTAGCTGCAATAGAGTTTGCAGTTTTAGTTGTTCTTGCAGATCGATAATTTACATCAGTGTCTACTGTTGCATTGTCAATCTTTAATCTATCGGATCTATCAGTTACTCCGATAAATCTAGTTGCTGTTAAGTTTCCTGATCCGTCTCTCAATGCAACAGAAGTGGCTACGGCTGCTTGCTCTCCGACTAGACTGTTTAAACTTAATGAATTAGTTGATGTTCCAGTAATGTTTCCGATAACATTACCGGTCAATGTTCCTGTAAAGCTACCGCTAAATGTTTGGGTTCCTGCATTGAACGCTACAGTTTCATTACTGGCTAATAGATTTCCTTGATGGATGCCA